ATGATGATGTATTGTTTCTTATATAGTCTATCATTCTTTCTCTGTAGTAACTAGCTGTATTTAAAACCTCCTCTCTAAGATGTTGAGCTTCACTCTCACTTAAAGCTGTTCCTGTTTCTGAGGTCTTAGAATAGATGTTCCCATTCTCCACTTTAAAGCGTAGGTAAGGAATAGCGTGATACAGGCTGTATCCTGGCAGCATGTCGCCAATATAATCATCTACTAGAGTCTTGTCTGCATCTGCTAAAGTCCCTGCTATAATATGGTCTTTAAGGTGTTGTGTTAGGTCAGTTCCTAATGCTGTTTCTACATAGAGCTTCTGTGCTTCACGTACAAACGGAAGTAAGATGTCTACGTCTACATTTAAGTTGATTGCTGTAGAATCTTTTAATTTACTTTCTGATATAAATAGTACGTATGACATAATTATCTTGGTTCTAAAAATCCGTTATTTTTCATTCTCTTTGGTGGTCTTGCTACTAGCTTGTCATTTCTTTCTGCTGTAAACCCTTCTGATAAAGCCTTAGTGTAAGATATTGCTTCACTTGGCTTAATGTTACTTTTAGCTCCTCTTAATGAAGTCTTGTAAATTCTTCTTAGCCAAAAATGGTGACAGTTACCCCCACCCTTATAAAGCCATATACTGTAGGTAGCAGCACCTCTCGGACCCCATCCAGGATTAACAGCCCTATCACCCATTTGTACTATATCTTCTTTTCTATAAACTTTTTTAGCTGAACTCATTAACCTGCAAAATTCTCTAGTTTTCCCTTCTTGGCTTAGGAAGTTATCTTGAGTATAAACATATCTTACCTTGTAAAATTCATTGTCTTCTTTATTTGTTCCATCTTGACTACTTCTTGAATTTGGTCTTGCTGTTCCTGTTGAAGCTAATTCTGTTTTATTTTCAACTAATTTATTTAACTCAGCTTCAAAATCAAAGTCTTGATGTTCTCCATCTACAACTTCTTCATCTACTATTTCCCACTCTTCAGGAATATCTTCGCCAAATTCTTCTATAAATCTAGAAAGTTCTGTAGCTTCTGAATGGTCTTTACAAGCCATATAAGACGTTGTACCGTCTAAATCATGTTCGTGATACCCTTCACACCCTAAAGTCTTTGCGTGAGCCTCAGCCTCTTCTATTGTGCTAAAAACAGGCTTTCCATCTACCATACCTACTTTACTAAAGTCAATTGTTTCATCACTTACTACTTCTTTATCGCCTAAAGGTTCAAGTCCGAGTTCTTCACGTATTTCGTCTTGAGTCATAACTTCTCTGATAGTCTTAGAATCAAATTGAACTGTAATAGGTTTAAGCTGTACAAAGTTTACAGGCATATCCATATTGTTGATTTGGAATATCTTTCTTAGCTGTTTAACTAATTGGTCTTGGAATGGCTTAACCACAGTATTGAGATAGAAATTCGCAGCGTTGATAATTTCGTCTGTATTGCTTGAAAAACCATTAGCAGAATCAATACCCATAAGAGTCTTAGAAGTTACTCTATGACCGCTTAAAATGTTGCTAGTAAGCAATTCTTGGAGTGCAATATACTGCTTATCGAGGTCTGAAGGTGTTATTGCTTGTATTTCAGGAGTCCTTGTTTTATCGTCTGAAAATGTTAAAATTAGTTTACCCGCATTATCCTGCCCTTGAAATTTAGCTGCTAGACTTTGCTCTATCTGATTTCTCTCTTCAGATGTCGGAATTCCATTCGAGAAATTGACCATAAAAGAACCCGAGAAGCCTGAACTGATATTGTTGAGATGGAACTCTGAAACTCGACCATCAATAAGACTCCAGTTATTACAACTAACGTAGTCAGGTGTATAATAAGAGTTCATATTAGGGCTATAAAGTCCTGAATACATTATCTGATTTGCAGAAGTTCTATCATTAGCATTAAAGGCAGGTACATAATAAGGCTTGTTAGCTCTAGTGTTTGACCAATCTGCTGATATGTAATAACCTGTAGTCTTCCCAAATTCATCAGGTCTTGCACATCTTAGTTTAGAAACGTCTATGTGGTAGATTTCAGCGATTTGCGTCCTGTCCTTTGACCACACTAAATTCAAAGCGAACCCACCTTGTAGCTTAAAGTCAAAAGATAGTTTCTTTATAACTTCGTGCAAACTTTCATTCCCATTAGCTCTATCCATAAAGTTCTGTAACTTAACTCTAGCCTCTAAGTCCCTATCATCTTCATCTTCTATAATAAGGGCTTCACCTGCAATCATCTCTGCTGTTGAATTAACAATAGCTGCTGTAATTGAACTTGAGTAGTAAAGGTCAATAATAAACTGAGGATATAAGTTTCTCCAATCTTCTGTTCCGTATTCTATCCAATCCCTACCTCGTACTTCTTGAACTGTAGGAGCTGTACTCGTTTCCAAATTGATGTTAATGATATTATCTTTCATAATTTATTTTTTATACGATACCTGCTAATCTACGATTAACCTCTACTGTTAAGTCTGTACTTGTACTACTATATATTTGCACTTCACTTACTGAGCCATCAAAAGGGTTTAGGTCAGTTTTTCTAACACCAATAGAATCTATGTCTGCTGTTCCTGTTAAGTATACAGTTGAACCTGTAGTTTGTTCAACTCCATTCCACCAAAGTTTTAATACCGAGTCGCCTAATCCTGAACTATCTCTTGTTACAACCATATAACCATCACCCCAAACCCCACTATCTAATCCTAAATCTACTGCTGTTGCATTATCAATCTTAACTCTTAACTTAGTAGGGGAAAATAATTTAAAGAATTCACCTGTTTCTGTATTATCACCTAGAACAATCCCCCCTACGTTATTTACATTTAACCTTATCCCAATAGTAAAAGAGCCTGATAAAAATATTTGACTTCCATCCAAAGAAAGAAAACTTGGTGCAGAAGGGTCAAAAGTTAAAACCCCTGCTGAAAATGCAGGTTGATTTGCGGTTGTAGCCTGAATCATATCATGTCCTACTGTACCTGAGTCTAGCCACGACCTAACATCAGAACCTGTTAAACCAATTCCTGTATTAAATTTATACCAAGCCACTAAACTTGATTCATCATCAGGCGACCATATAGCACCATTAGTTCCTAAACTTAAATCTAATCCTAATTTTAACATATTCTATGTAGTTGGTCCTTCGTCATAACCAACACCAATACCTGACGTCAGGGTAATTGCTGTTATGTTCATAAAGAGAGTTGTTCCCGCAGGTAGTGTCGTTTGTAAAGCTGATTCACCTGTTGCATCTGCTACTGTTATCGCTGAAACTATACTTGTTACAGGGAAGTAAACACAATACCAATCTTTACCTGTTTGTGCTACTGTAGTAAAGATTTCTGTTCCTCCGTTTTTACCTAATTGCTCTGTTAAAAGCTGTTGTACATTTTCTATTGCCATTTTATTTTATTTTATTGTCCGTAATATATATAATTTGTAGATGCAGGAGCTTCACGTTGTGTGTATTGAACCTGAGCTGTTCCTGCTAAATCTGTCATATTTAAAATTCCTTTTGTTACTAAGCCCTTCACTACACCATTAGTGTCAGCTACAGGTAATATATCTGTTTCACTTGCAGGGGCAGTATTTAAAGCCACTACAACTGCTCCTATCCAACTTACTTCATATACTTCATACTTATAATGTCCTGATGGTATTAGCTTTGTTTTCCCTTCATAAAGATTCGGAGTTGCATTATAGAGAAATGTTAAGGTAGTATATCTGTCGTAAATTGTTTCTGCTGAACCATAAGCATACTGAACAGAACCATCCATATCATTTATGAACTTAAATAAATGTCGTATTTTAGTTGAAGCTACTGAAGTATCTATACGATTATCTTCTGTAGATATATATGCTTTAAATACGGATTCTGTGATTGCTTGTATCATTCTACTATATAATAGAAAAAGTCTGATTCTGTTTGGTTATAAAAGAAAAGAGTGACAATAAAGCCACTCTCTTCAAGAAATATATATGAAAACTACTAATTAGATTAAGCCCCAACAGTTGGGAAAGTTCCTGATTCATTAATAAAACCAGTTTGGTCCCAAGGATTGTTGGTATAATCTTCTAACATTGCGAAAGGTAAAGGCTCCATTCCGTCAAAGGTCAGAGTGTATCCGTTTCTGTCCCCGAAGCTTGCTCCGCTATCCATAGTTCCTGAATTTAATGCCATTCCATTAGCCATACCTAATGCAATAAACACGTCGTGTCCATTAGCTAGTTGTTCGTTCAGTTGTGCAAAAATTCTTACTTTACTTTTTCCTAAAAGTTTAATTTCGTTTTGGTCTTCTTTGGTAAGACGATTTAAGATTACATTTACTGTAGGTGTGTAGAAAATCGTTCCATTCTCGGTAGAACCTGTAATAGTGTCAGTAATACTAGCAACACCTAAAGGCATTACATATTCGTAAATCGTTGTACTATCCCAATCAATCGTATCAATTTCTAAAGGGTTTGCGGTATCATAAGCATAAGTTACATCTGCATCATATACTGAGAAAAATATTTTCTTCACCCCTCCTGATATGCGGTTACAGTCGAGACCTCTTCCGCGTGTTAAAGCTGTGCATGCCATTGTATTTTATTTTTTAAGGGTTAAAAGTTGGAGGGCTTTTACACCCTCCGTCTTTATATTATTTATGATTGTCTTACGATATCAGCTCCTGTTCCTGACTGAACACCTGCTGAGTATCTAGCAACTAAACGCATATTATCACTTCCGTCTAAAGCAGCCATGTCCATCAAAGTGATTCTAGTAGCGTCTGAAAGTAAATCCGTTCCGAAGAAAAGATTAGATTTTTGAGCTATTACAATTTCGTTTGTAGTCATTCCGTTACAAACTGCAATTTTATACCCTTCAAACATTGGTACATAATCACCATTCATATTATAAGCATTAACATACCCTAAAGTAGATACTGCTGAAATGTATGCTTGATAAGTTGTTTGATTCATGTAGATATGCAAATCATCTTTTCCTAATACAGCAGCAGGAATTGCTTGTACTGCTCCTTGTAAGTTAGCTATAATGTTTCCTGGAACATAAGCACCTGTAGCTGCATCTTGAACAACTGTTCCATCTACACCCGGCAATAATAAGCCTGTTACAGCTCCATTAAATCCATTGAATTTTCCTGCAACAGCAGTTCCATCCCAAATTGAATTTTCAGTTGCTTCTGCTATAATTTCACCCATATATGAGATAACATAGTCATCAAAAGATGCAGGTGGTGGTGCTCCTGCTCCTGCTCTCATTTGTAACGCTTCCCAAGAATCTAAAAGAGTCTTCTTGCATAATTCAAGGTTCACTTGTAAGTTTTTAGGCTCAAGAACTTTTTCAGTTAATGCTAAAGTTCCTGCACTTGTAAAATCACAAGTTGCATCTGCTACTGCTGAAACTGTGTTGTTCATTGCTTGTATATTACTTTTGTATTTGATATTTTCTATCATCGTTAAGTAATCTAACGAGTTTGATGCTTTAAGAGCAGCTGAGATGTAGAATCCTGCTGCCTTTCCCGCAAAGTTTGATGTTGTAGTAAACGCCATTTTTTTTGTTTTTTTTAGTTATTAATATTTATTTAAGTTGTATAAGAATTTCTCCTGTTTAGTCATTCTTTTAAAATCTTGTGCTGTAGGAGTTGGTCTTTCCGAACTAAATTTATTTGTGTTAATCGGAGCATCAGCAGGACTTTCTGCTAGTTCCGTTTTTAGTTTTTCGTTCTCAGCTTTTATTGCTTCAACTTCTTCTGCTGAAAATTCAACTACTTCTGTAGTTTTTATTGATTTAGGATTTGTAGATGGCTCTTCAGTTTCTTCTGACATTTCTTCAACTTCGTCATCACCACCTTCCTTATCTCTTTTTAAGTCCGCTACTGCGTCTTCTAGGTTCTGAATACGTTTCTCCATACCTGCCCAATCTTCAACGTCAGCTTCTTCTTTTCTGTCATCATCTTCAGGAGCTAATTCAACTGATTCTTCTGATAATTCTTCTTCTTCAACTTCTTCAGTTTCAGATTCGATAACTTCAGCAACAATACCTTCTTCTTCTACTCTGAAAGATACTCCTGTATCTGTCTTGTATGTTCCAACAGGAAGTAAGATAGTCGTTCCGTCTTCTGTTAATACTGAGATGTCCACCCCTGCTTCTAATTCTTCAGCGGTTGAAACAAAGATTGTACCATCTTCGCTTTTTGACTGCCAAGCCAAAGTAACCTCTTCTTCTTTTTTGTTAAGACCAAGAGCTACTAAAATTTGTTCTTTTAAATCCATAGTAATTTTTTATTAGTGTGAGTTTGTAATATAATAGAAATAAATTCTATTCGTTTGATTTTGTGATTATTTCATTTAGAGCCTTTAGTATCTCTTCATTGGTTGGTGCTTTTTCTGACATAGCTTCCATCTTGTCTGTAAAGTAGCCTTCAATTGACAAACCTTTTAATTCGCCATCTTTTATCTTTTGCCAAAGGTCATCATTTTGTATCTTCATT